TCGTTCTTGATGCAGATCTGCCCAAGTTGTACTCCTAACTTAGTTTGATCTGCTTCATTCACGGCTTTGATGAACTTGGTGGTGTATCCACGTGACATAACAACCTCCCGTTAGTCGTCCCACTCTTCAAGGATCTTGTTGAGATCCTTCTTCGGTGCAGGGGCTTCTTCCTTCTTGCTTGCACGTTTGGTAGGCTCTTCTACGGCTTCGGCTTTCACTTGGGGGGCTTCCTCTTTTACTGTTTCCTGAGCGGGAACTTCTGAGTCTACACCATCAGCCTGAGCCACCGTCATGGTAATTGCCTTGATTGCATCTCCGGTTTTACCCTTACCCAAAGCGGTATTGAACTCATTGGTCTCCAAGAATCGTACTGGCTTGAAAGTCAATTTCGGAGTGGCACTGTTAGTGTCAAAGCGCATCTCGGTAACAACCGACGTGATGGGTACGCCCTTGCTTCCAATCATCTTGGCGTATGTCTGTAAAGGCCATTTCCCCGGCTCACCCTCGCCAAAGATTGACTGGCTTGGTAGGGTAAGTTGATATACGTCACCATTAATATCGTTCTCAAGCACAACTGCTAGACGCTGAGAGAAACGGCACGCACGGCTGTCACCCTGACCGGAACCCTTGATGTTCTGAGGGCAGTCTTTACAGGTCTTGGCCTGTGGTGCTTTTGCTTTTGCATCAGGTACTTCGCCATCAGCAGACCAACAATCGGGAGCAGATGCTACACCCTTCTTGTATACACCTGCATAGAATGTGCGGGATACCTTTGGTGCGGCGGCAACGATAACAACATTCATCACCCGCTCTTCATTACGGGCAACTTCTTTGCCGTTAACCATCATGCGCCATACACCACCCTCGATGGAAATACGCTTCGTACCACCTCCGCCACCCATAAGGGCTTTGGTCGTCTCGTCTATCTCAACTTCGCGCAAGTGCGCAGGTAGATTTTGATTCAATAATGCTAAGTCACTCATTTGGTAAACCTCCTTTTAAAAATTTATAAACAACATTAGATGCACCTATCAAATCATCTAAATTAGCGTTACTTCTTTTATAAAAATCTACGATTATGCGCATTGCCTCCAACCGTAAATTAATCTCTTGCTCTTCACTCATGTTTTTCTCCTGATAGAGATTGTGTATTTGCTATCCACATTTAGCCCCGGTGGAAGCAAATCGGGGTTTTCTTCAAGGAACGTAGCCATATTGGTTTGCGCAATGCGCTTCTCCAACAACTCCGGCATTTGATGTTCCAATAGGAACTTGTGAAACGAGTGCCAATCGTTTGTCCAAAACCTTTTTGCAACACGGCGACTCACCGTACCAAATTCAGTCTTGAACCCGTCAGCACCCATTGTTTTGCAAACGTCGAGAAGTTTCTCGCTGATCATGTCTTGCGATTCTTCTAACTCTTTGTCTTGCGCTTCGTACTCATCCGTGAGTTGCTTGCGCCTATCGCGGATTTTGATGTACGCCTTGACCAACTTATCGGCAGACACATTGTCCATTTTCACTCTCCATATAGTTATGTTTGATAATACTAATCATAATGTTTTACTCTGTCAAGCCTCCTCTAATAAATTTTTATAAAGGTCTACTACCCTAGTATGAATATCGACTTTCGCTTCGAGCATTGCATACATTCTTTTCTCAACGTGAGATCCCTGAAGATGTACTACGGTGCAAGGATTACGCTGACCGGCCCGATGAACACGTGCGTTCGCCTGTAAATAAGTTTCTACAGACATGACGGGCGACCAATACACCACCACGTTTGCGGCGTGCAAAGTAACTCCATGAGATGCCGCCTGCGGTTGGATAACAAGCACTTTGGGGTCAGGCTCCGTTTGGAATCGATTAAAGATTTCCGTGCGCCTGTTGACTGGCACCGCACCATTAATAATTTCTGAGGTGTATCCGTCTCTGATAAGTTCTTCGTGCACGATCTGAATGGCATGACGGTACGGCACAAATACAATCACCTTGTGTGATGCCTCGTCTATAACTTCTTTTAGAGCGGCTAATCGATTGGAAGCATCAAAGGCTATGATCTCTCCACTATCCGAATAGACCGCGCCCCCTGACAGTTGTAGTAATTTGTTAAGGTTTGCTGCTGCATTTACCGTAGTAATTTCCTCGCCTGCCGCTGTTGCCACCATATGTTTACGGATAGTTTCGTAGTATTTCTCTTGTTGAGGGGTCAGGGGTATCTTCCGAGTTACATAGGTCATGTCCGGTAGATCAAGGCACTCTTCCTTCGTAAACCGAATTGCGGGTTGCAAGACTTGATGGATGATGTCCTCTGCGCGGGGACGGGGAACCCACTTAAACTGCGTAATCTTTTGCATCACCTGATCTTTAAACGAACCAAAGAATCGTGGCACGCTTGATGGGTTGACTATCTTTGCAAGCCCATACGCATCGGTAGGTGCTTGAGCCGCAGGGGTTCCTGTTAGCATCCACACCCACGTGCTAGGTTTGATAATTGAGTTCAGCGTTTTCCAACGCTTTGTTGCCACCGTCTTGTACGCATTTGCTTCGTCAACTACGATCAAATCAAAATTGCTTTCGTTGACTGCATCCTTGACAATCTCAAGACCATCAAAGTTACATATTACAAACTCAGCGTTAGACTGCACCGCTTTGATTCGTTTGTCTCGTGAGTAACTATGTGCGACCTGCACCGTGCGATGCATAGCGAATCTGAATAAGTCATTGACCCACGCAGACTCCATGATTGACAACGGGCATAGTACTAGCACACGTTTGATCATTCCCAATTTCATCAGGTAGTCAGCCGCCCATATCACGCTACCCGTCTTGCCTGTACCCTGCTCGTTAAAACAGAACGCACGGCGATGCAACGTGAGAAACTCTGCGGTAGTTTTTTGATGAGCAAACGGTTTGTACAGACCGGGCCAATCGTAATGCGCAATGATGGGTGAGGGCACGTTCCGAATACGTAAGTTCTTTAATACTTGCGCTTCTTCAAGCCCCCACTTCACTGCTACTTCACCACTATCAAGCACACGGCTTTTTGGTATCACCGTGGTAATTCTGTTTGGTTCTTTTACTTTCAACAGCAGAACCTTATTATTTAATATCTGCAATTCACTCTCCACAAAGACGCCGATAGGCCGAAAGTGATGTTTTCACTCTCCGCCCGAAAAACTACGACTACTGTAAAACTGATTCTACTACTTCTTACGTTCTTTTTTGCTTGTTTCTGATACGAGTTTACCCTGAGAATTACGCTTGAACGAACGATTCTTTGCAGGGGTAGTTACATAAACCCCGTGCTTGTTTGAACCACCGTTGCTTAACGCTTTCTTGTGGGCTACATCCTTACCTTCACGAGCGTCGGCTTTGCCGTTCCCGTTAGCATCTTTACCGTCTTTATCTAATTTACGACGGGCACGTTGCCGCTCCATACGATTGTCGTGCTCGCCCCGAGCCTTCTGCATTTCATACTCATGCTTGTAGGGGCGTGGCGATTTAGTGTACGGCATCAGTGATTCTTCCCATTGTGTATGCAGTTAACTACCGCACAATACTGTCTGCAAGAGAAGTTAGGTTTGGGGTTCCAAACGTCGTTCTCATAGGCGGCTTCCAACTGCTTGGTTTCATTTAGCCATTTTACCCACGGTTCGGCCTGTTGGCTACCCTCATAATTAACCTTCACAAAGTCATTGGCTACGAGAAACAATAGCCCACCCTTAATAAGTTTGATTTCAGGGCGGTGTTTGAATAGCGCCAAGGACAGTATCTCCAACTGCTTGGTATCGGCATAGCGGGACGATTTACCCGTCTTGTAGTCTACAAGATACGCTTTTTCATCTTTTACAATTACTAGATCCGCTACACCTCTCCACCAAACATCTTTAGAGAAGAAGTCACATGGTTCCAGATCCCGAGTCAACCCCATGCGGTATTCGCATAAAAACTCCCCGCCATCACCTAATGCTTTTAAGAGATCAAGAGAGTTCTTTATGAAAGAAAACTGAGGAGGTAAGGGAATTTCCTTACCAATGTAAAACTCAGCCGCCTCGTGCAACTGCTTGCCGTACATCAAGGCATCGGTTTCAGGCTCTTTATGATCCTTAACCACCCGTAGGTGGTAGTACTTTTTAGGGCACTGTTGGAATAAAGAGAGGGACGAGTACGACCAAGTGTATGGTTTCATTCGGGTATGTGGCTGTTGATAGCCGCCTTCATCATTCGCATCTCGACTATAACAAACTCTACCTTACCCGCCGCTTCTGCAAACTGCTTTTTGTTAAGCAATTCCGTAATTTCTTTGAGGTGCTTTTTTGCCTCAAGTTCATGACAAGCATAATCAAGTTTCACCATAACTCTCTCCGTATCCTACTTCACAGTTTAAAGGTAGATCTTTACACCAATCGGGTCGCCAACGCATACATTCTTCCACATATTTTACCGCTTCTTCGCGCTCTCCCACGGGGGCTAGACACGCCACAGCATCGTGCACCGTCAGGACTACCTTATATTTCTTGTTAATCTTTAGCATCTGCTCCGCTATGATGCACCGTGCTACGGCTTGACACACGTTCTCAATTACCTTACCCCCGTAGATTTTGGTAAACCCTGCCCTTGTCTTATAGGCATATTGACCATCTGAGTCTTTGGTAAGTTCGGGGTAGCGTAGAAGCAACCCGGACGGTAGTCGAATCCCGGCACTTCCTTCGACACTAAGAACCTCGGGGTATTCACCAAGTTCAGCAGTGCGATCTGTGAGGATAGCGTCAAGTGCGCTTTGCGCTTGTTTCCATAGCGATGGGATCTCGCTGTAAGTTTGTCGATAAACTTCAATGATCCGTTTTGCTTCGGCCTCGTCAACGTCAACCCCGAACGTCTTAAGTTGTGCGCTAAACTTGTTAGCCCCCATGCCATATCCTGCACCAAGGATAGTTGTCTTTCCGACAAACCTTTCGTCCTTTGTAATCTCGTCAACCTCTTTCGCATAGATAGCCGATGCCATAATTTTGTATACATCTTCGCCTTTCTCAAACGCATCCACCAAATCGGTCTGACCCGCCAACCAAGCAACCGTCCGGGCTTCGATTTGTGATGAGTCTGCATCAATAAGTATGTACCCCTTGGGGGCACGGATAGCACTCTTGAGTTTGCCTGCGTTGTTACCACGTGCGGGTAAGTTTTGTAGGTTTACTTTGTCATCACCGCCCCACCTACCTGTGTGCGCCGCGTAGTATTTGAGCGGGACGGGCATACGCCCACGTTTAGCAATGTCGATAAAGCGTTGCGTGCGTGTTTCCTCAAGCGTGGTTTTGTTTCCAAGCCTAGCCGCAACCAACGTCTGTACGCGGGGATCAGGATGAGAAGCCAGTTCCTTGAAGCCCTCATCGGTCTTGGCAAACGCCCACGCCTCGCGCCCTGTCGTTGCGCTTGTCTTACGTGGGGGGTCAACCTTCAGTTGCTTGAGCAGTTCTGCAAACTTGTCATTGGACATCAAATCATCTTTGCTGGCAGTAGCCGCTTCAAGCAACCTTTCTTTCTTGATCTTCACATCGTGCAGGTGTTGCTCAAGCAGGGGCAGATCCAGTATGAGTTTAGGATCGGTGTACATCCGTAGCGTGCAGTCGATCACCTTCAGTTCGGACTTAGGGAAGTTTGCCGCTAGTATGTGGAATAGTTTATAGGTCAGGTCTACGTCGTTCTTACAGTACTCACCATACGCATCAAGATCTTCAGGAGTGAAGTCAGACTTACGCTTACCCAACGCATTTACAACCTCCGTACCTTTTTGACCCAGTTCGTAATGCTTCGCCAAGAACGCAAGGCTAGCCCCGACATCCACTCCGTTAGTAGCACGCGCCATACAAAGAGTATCCAACCAACCCTTCGGGCTAATCCCGTAAACCCACGAGAGTATTGCCCCATCAAACGCGGTGTTGTGCGCGAGTACAAGGGCATTTGCCCAGTCGTACTGGTTAAGAAATTCCTGAGTTTCCCCCTTGGTGCCGGAGAACCACGTCGTTTCGCCTTCATCTACCTTAACCCCCACACCGATAACTTCAAACCCATCGCTCCGTATGTACTCTTCAGTGGTCATCTTCGACAAACTATATTCACGGCTGTAGTACGTTTCAAAATCTACTGTGATAATCACTTAGTTCCTTTGTTCGTTCGTTGTGTTTTAGTAGGCGGGGGTATATAGGGTAAGTTTAATTGCTTCTCCTGAAACTCAATACTCTTCTGCCACTCACCGCCTACAAGTTCTTTTACTATGCACTCTTCAAATTGTTTGCGTAATAGTTTTTTGTAGCAGTCCCGTATGTGCTCAATCTCTTCGTCTGAAAATATAAGTTCTTTACCTGTGGTCATAACAACTCGTATGAAGTTACCCCACCGCACTTTATCAAACGGCTCATCGTCCCACGCATTAATTTTAATTGGATCCCACTCCGCATTTATAAACTCTTCGGGGTGTATCTTCATGCGGTCACACAACATCGTTACAGCAGTGGATAATTGATCTGCGCCCATCAACTGTTCCCCAAAAACTTTTGTAGTTTCTTAAACGCTGATCCCTCAAGCACAAACTTCTCACGCATATCTTCGGGGTTAGATTCCAACTTGATCATCTTCTTCCGTATAAGATCTTTAGTGACGCGGTAATGAATGGTCGCAGGCGACGCAATCTTAAACTCATGCACCAAGTCTGTGATCCGCACCGTGCGTCCCTCATCCCATCGGCTCTGTGCCGCGACAAGTAACTGTAGGTCTAGCAGATCAAGATCAAACTCAGTCTTGATTGCCCCGATTGTGTTTACCAAATTATTCAACTTCATTTTGTTCCCTTCAATGCATAATAAAAAACAGGCCGTTTAGAATCTGAACCTCTGTGTCTAAAATTAATAATTACGTTGTGGGTCTCCATTAAGTTTCCTATGTAAAGTCTCGCACTATTCTCGCTTACCTTCATACGCCTAGCGATCTGCTTTGTCGAAAGCCCCCATTGCCCTTTCAGCACACGCATCAACTGCACCAACCGTGCTCTGCGAGGGCATCTCCTAATCCTGCGACGCGTTGCGCTCGGCTTCGATGCAGTCAAGCATCACCTCCACTTGTAGTAAGTTCTTTTCGTTTACGATAGAAATATATCCCTCGTGCATTTGTATCTTGTCTAGTTCTCGTAATTGCAGGGCAGTCGGCTGATTGTCTCCGGCTTTGCACTCGATCCCAAAAAAGATTCCTTTGTGGCAACCCACAATGTCAGGCACACCGCTCCTACCATACCCACCTGTGGCAGGCATGAAGTAGTACGCCCCGCGATCATCTAACATCTTCTTAACCGCCTTCTTTACTTTGGCTTCGGGTGTCATATGAAGTCCTTGTTCTTTATTCCTAAGTCAAGCGATAATTTTTCATTCTCGGTTTTGACCCTGTGGTATGCCTGCTTCCAATGCTCAACTTCTTTCTTTAGGCGTTCGATCTCGGCTTTGTATTCTTCAGGAGTCATTCTTTCACCTTATAAAATTTCTTGGAGCCAATACGCACCACATCAGCAATATTGTTCTCAACAAACCTGTGCAAAACACGGGCTACTTTGTTATCGCTTACGATCCATGCTTTTGCAATCGTCCTTGCCTGAACGGGGGTTTTAGGGTGAGAGAGTAGATATTTCCACACCTTCTCTTCAAAATCGGTCATCTCAACTGCCATCGTCTACCCCCTTATCCCTCTTGCTTCCCATAACACCTGACTCAATCGATGCAGTATCTCTTCCAATTGTTTTTTGTTTTCGTTATACAAACGCTCAGACAAATAGAAAAAGCAGGCGGCTTTCCCGTCATCGAAATCCATGTGTACAGAATCAAGTAACTGACCGACCTCATCAAATCTGTATGACAACTCATCAAGGTCATTGCTTACTTGCCATGCACCCTTAAGCAGTTTGTCTAAGTCCTCTATCTTCACCAAGGCCATCGGTGGGGACTTTGTAGTTTTTGTAGTTTTCTTAGTTGCTTTTTTCATGTGTTCTTCTCCTTTAGTTTGGCTTCAATGGCTTTATATGTTTTGTAGTTTGTTGCCACGCTGTCTAAAGTCTTAAGCCTCATTTCGTGTATTTCCTCATCCGTCAGCCCAACCCATTCACGCTTCTCTGCCCTGCGCTTTTGAACCATCAAATTCCCGATCTCAAGCATCAAGTCATCAACCACGCACAACAAGCACTTGCCTTCAAAATCTTCGTAGCCATGCGAGTGGTCTTTGTGGCACACGACAGTTATTTTGTTCATGTGTTTCTCTTTCTCAATATGTCTTCTGCACAAAGCATCCCGTTATAAAACTCTTCGGTAACTAAACCCAAGCCGGGTATATCGCCGTCCAGCCCAACCCATTCACGCTTTGGCGGTGCGGTGTCATGTGATGTTTGATCCATCATTACTGTTCGGGCTAATGCTTCGCAAGTTTTGCATGGGGTTGGGTCTTTGTAGAGAGGTGTTGTCCAATAATCCGTCCAGTTTGGCGTGTCGATTGTGTCGTGAGCAAACACAACGCTTTCTTTTCCGTCCCACCACGCCACAGGTTCTTGCTTTTCTGCCTCGTCAATGGCTTGGCGTAGTGCGGTGATGGCCCCACCATTCAATTCGTACCCATCTGTAGAAATTCCAGTTTGCTCAAAGCGTTGTCGCTGTCTGCGTTCAACCAATGACCGATACAACTTGTCGTCACT